AGATAATACAAATAATACCGATAACGCTGATACGATGCAGCAGGATAATGTTAACGACGATTCCAACAATACCGATCAGGAAGGTAGCCCAATGACCCGTAACGTCTTTGAGAAGGGCGATAAAGCCGATTCGCCAGTTCTCTCTCATGCAGATATCCAGGGCATTGTCGCCGATGCCACAAAAATTGGATCTCTGAAGCAAGCTGTTGAGAACTATGCCCTTGCTCATGGAATTAATCAGATTGACACTCTGTTCCCTGAGGCCACTGCTCTTACAACTGCACCAGAGTTCTATACTCGTCGTACTGAGTGGGTGAATTCCGTTCTGAACGGGGCTAGCAAGTCTCCATTTAGCCGAGTGAAGACTCATTGGGCGGATCTTACTTATGATGACGCCAGGGCGAAGGGCTATATCACTGGTGATGTCAAGAAAGAACAGTTTTTTGGAACTGCTCGGCGTGAAACCATGCCTCAAACAATTTACAAGAAACAACAACTTGATCGTGATGACATTGTTGACATCACGGATTTCGATGTTGTAGCTTGGATGAAGGGCGAAATGCGGCTTATGCTCGATGAAGAGCTTGCTCGTGCAATTTTGGTTGGCGATGGTCGTGCTGTTGATTCAGACGAGAAGATCAAAGAAGATCGTCTTCGTCCAATTGCTACCGATGATCCAATTTTTACAATTCCAGTTCTTGCTGATGCCGCTGCCGATATTGCCAACTTTGTTGATGCAGTTATTCAGTATAGACCGCAATTGCGTGGTACTGGACTTCCGACAATGTTTACGAGTGAGTCATTGATCGCTCAGTTTATGTTGCTCAAAGACACTTTGGGTCGTCGTATTTATACTTCTTTGGATCAGGTTGCTTCTGAAATTCGTGTTTCTTCGATTGTTCCTGTAGACATCTTTGATCCAGGTGCTCAAAATCCACTGGCTATTCTTGTGAACATGACTGATTATAATATTGGTGCCGATAAGGGTGGACAAGTCAACTTGTTTGATGACTTTGATATTGATTATAACCAATACAAGTATTTGATTGAGACTCGTGTATCTGGCGCACTTGTAAAGCTGAAGTCAGCAATGGTAGTTAGGCAAGGTACCTTTGTTCCTCCTCCTTCTGGAACTGATCATATCATTGTTCCTGAACCTCCTAATGCACGTCAGAGTGATCCTCCTGTTCACGGTTCCCTTCCAGATGCTGCGGCTCCTCCTCTTACTCAATCATCAAAGCCCGCTAGCGGTGGGCAAACGGCCTAGTTCCTTCTAGGAGTTATAATGGCAAGATTCTTTGGAGAAGTTGGCTACGGTGATACTGTAGAAACTCCAACTGATTCTGGTGTTTATCAAGATGTTATCACTGAAACTTCATATTATGGTGATGTTATCAGAAACACAAGAAAGTTGGAACCCGGAGAAAATCTAAACGACAACATTACTGTTGGTAATTCTATCAGCATTGTCGCCGATGATTATGCCATTGAACATTTCTTTAAAATCAAGTACATAAGATGGGCTGGGACTCTTTGGACAGTTTCAAATGTCGAAGTGAGGAGTCCCCGGCTCATCCTGAGTTTAGGGAGTGTTTACAATGGGCCAACGCCTTGACCTCCAAGCACTTTTAATTGAAGTTTCAGGCATTGATAACGTATATTTTCAACCTCCTCCTACTGTGCAAATGAAATATCCATGCATTGTTTATCATCGTGAATACGAACAGATCAATCATGCTGATGATGTTCCTTATATGCGCAGAAAACGTTATATGGTGACGGTTATCGACAAAGATCCTGACAGTGTTATTCTTGATAGAATTTCTGAATTGCCATTATGTGAATACGATCGATTTTACACAACAGATAATCTAAATCACGATGTTTACAAACTTTTCTTCTAAGGAGAAACAACATGGCTGCACTTGTTTGGGATCTTGTCGGTGAGCGTTTCTACGAAACCGGCGTAGATCATGGCGTTCTTTACATTCCAGATGAATCTGGTGTTTACGCATCTGGTGTTTCATGGAACGGTCTCACTACTGTTACCGAGTCTCCTTCTGGAGCCGAACCAAATGCTCAGTACGCTGATAACATCAAGTATCTGAACCTGATCTCAGTTGAAGAATTTGGTGCTACAGTTGAAGCGTTCACATATCCTCCAGAATTTCAACAATTTGATGGGCTTGGAGTTCCTGCTCCTGGTGTTGTTGTAGGCCAGCAACCTCGCAAGACGTTTGGGTTGTCTTATCGTACTAGAGTCGGCAATGATTCTGTAGGCGATGCTTATGGTTATAAACTTCATCTTGTATATGGATGTATTGCCACTCCGTCAGAGAAGGCTTATAACACAATTAATGATTCGCCTGAAGCTATTGCTTTCAGCTGGACTATCTCTACAACTCCTGTTCCTGTGACTGGGTACAAGCCAACTGCATTGATTGTAGTGGACTCCGCTGAAGTCGATTCAACAGCTCTTGGTTCACTCGAAGACCTTCTTTATGGAGGAGCGGCAGGAGAAGCTACTCTTCCTCTTCCTGATGAAGTTCTTGCATTGTTTAGCACAGGAGGACCCAGCGCAACTGGTGCAACTTCCGGCGCTCCTGGCACATGGACACCAGCTGGGTCTTCTCCTCCGGCGTCTGTAACAGCTTTGCAATCTGGAGGGGTTGCTGCCACTCCGCCTACTGTTTGGGCAACTGGTGATTATGTTCAAACTGGAACATCTGGAGTTGCTGGTCAAGCTTATTGGGATGGAACTGCTTGGGTTGCTGGAAAGGCTCCTTGATTTGATTGATAGGGGATTGGAGAATGCTCATAATAACTGTTCTTGGAGAAGAATACTTTAATGAAGAAACCGAAACTTTTGAAACCGTCGGCGATTTCGAATTAAAGTTAGAGCATTCTCTGATCTCCTTGTCAAAATGGGAGTCAATTCATCAAGTTCCGTTTTTAACAAATCAAGCTAAAACTACTAGAGAAATTTTCTCTTACATTGAATGTATGATTATTAACAGAAATTACCCAGAAAATTTGTTTAATAGGCTTAGCAGAAAAAACATAGAAGAAATTAATAGGTATATTGAATCTAAAGAATCAGCAACAAGTTTTGGGTCTATGCCAGAACGAAAAGGAAGAGGCGAAATAATAACGGCAGAACTAATTTATTATTGGATGGTTGCATTTAACATTCCATTCGAATGTGAAAAGTGGCATCTTAATAGATTGTTTGCTTTAATACGTATTTGCAACATAAAGAATGAAAAACCTAGAAAAATGAGTCGTACAGAAATCGCTCAAAGAAATAGAGAATTAAACGAACAACGTCGAGCACAATACAATACAAGGGGTTGATTATGACCACACTTGTTTGGGATGAAACAGGAAAACATTTTTATGAAACAGCCATCAACAAGGGTGTTTTTTATGATTCATCAGGTCTTGGAACCTCTTGGAATGGCCTTACATCAATAGAAGAAACAGTAACGAATTCAATTCAACCAATTCATTATGATGGATTAAAATTTAATGATATTGTAACGAATGGCGATTTTACAGGAGTTTTAAAAGCTTGGACTTATCCGCTTGAATTTCTTCCATACGAAGGAATTATAGAAGAACAACGTGGATTCTTTGTTTCTGCTCAACCACAAGGTAAATTTGGTTTATCATATCAAACTAAAATTGGAAATGAGATTGAAGGTTTAGATTTTGGCTATAAAATTCATTTATTGTACAACCTAACTGCTCTTCCATCTCAAAAGACTTATCAAACATTATCAGATACATCTGTTCCATTAGAATTTGAGTGGACTATTACTGGTATTCCGGAAGCCATTGAGAATTATAGACCAACTGTGCATGTTATATTTGATAGCACAAGATTAGATCCATGGTTGCTTGAAGATTTAGAAGGAATTCTTTATGGAGATGAAGATAGTGATGCTTATCTTCCTCCATTGAAAGGTCTTGCTACTTGGGTTAGGAAATGGGATCGTATTATCATTATTGACCATGGTGATGGAACGTGGACAGCGGAATCTCCACGTGAAGAAGATATTATCATGCT